GGAAATATCTGTATACTATTAAACCAAGTGATGTTGCAAAATTTGAGTCTACTGATTATATGCCAGTCCCAACTGATTGGCAGACATCAACCGATAATGCACCTGTTAGAGATAATGCAGTTGATGGGTCTATTAAAATTGCAACTATTGTCAATAGGGGTGTTGGTCTTGGTACAGCAAATTCCACTTATACTTCTGTCCCCATCAGAGGTGATGGTTCTAATGCAGAGTGTACAATAACTATTGATGGAAATCAACAAGTTAGTTCTATAACTATTTCAAATCAAGGATCTGGTTATACTTACGGAACTGTTGATATTGTAGCAGGTGGAGTCCCAACTGGCACAACAAGACCTGAATTTGATGTTATTATTTCACCACAAGGTGGACATGGTGCAGATATCTATAGAGAATTGGGAGCATATAATGTTCTCATGTATTCTAGAATTGAAAACGATAATAATAATCCAGATTTTATAACTGGAAATCAAATTGCAAGAGTTGGAGTAGTAGAAAATCCACAACAATTTGGATCATCAAGTTTATTATCTGCAGATAAAGTAAGTGCTCTTGGAGCACTTAAATTAGTTGGATCTGGATATAGTACCGCTACATTTACTGCAGACTCTTATTTTACTCAAACAGTATCTACAGGCACAACATCTGTTGGTAGAGTTGTAAGTTATGATCAAAATACTGGTGTTGTCAAATATTGGCAAGATCGTTCTCTTGCTGGATTTAGTACTGTTGGAGTTGCACAAACTCAACCTCAATATGGATTTAACCTTAACGAATTTACATCATCCCCTGGCACTGGAGGATCATTGACGGTTATACCAACAACGGGTCCAAATCTTACTATTGATGACACCTTTACAGGTATATCTACAGTAATAAATAATCGTACATACTATCTTGGTCAAACCTTTACAAATGGTGTTGCCAGTCCAGAAGTTAAAAAACATTCTGGTAATATAATTTACGTTGACAATAGACCATCTATAACAAGATCGTCAAACCAAAAGGAAGACATAAAAGTTATTTTGCAGTTCTAAAGAATTATGCCCCAACAAACGAACCTCAACGTAGCTCCCTACTTTGACGATTTTGATTCTACTAATGATTACCACAAGGTATTATTTAAACCTGGTTATCCAGTTCAGGCAAGAGAGTTAACCTCTCTTCAATCCATATTACAAAATCAAATTGAAAGATTTGGACAACACTTCTTTAAGGAAGGTGCTAAAGTAATCCCAGGAAATACTGGGTATAATAGAATATATTATTGCATTCAATTAAATAATTCATTCCAAGGTGTTCCTGTATCTGCTTATGTGGATCAGTTGGTTGGCACAAAAATAACTGGTTTGAGATCTGGAGTAACTGCATTTGTTGACAGTGTTCTTTTACCAGAAGATTCTGAAAATGGAAATCTAACTCTTTATATTAACTATCTTTCTTCTAATACGGGAAATAACTCAACTCAAACTTTCTTTGATGGAGAGCAAATTTCATCTAATGAAATAATAACATCTGGACTTCTTGGAAATACTATTATTTCTGCCGGATCACCTTTTGCATCAACAATAGAAAATAATGCGTCTGAAACAGGATCTGCATTTCAAATTGATGAAGGAGTATATTTTGTAAGGGGGAATTTTGTCAATGTATCTAAAGAGACTTTAATTCTTGATCAATATTCAAATAATCCTAGTTACAGAATTGGATTATTTGTAAACGAAGAAATTATAAATTCCGATCTTGATGAGACTCTTAACGACAACTCTCAAGGATTTAATAATTATGCTGCACCAGGTGCAGATAGATTTAAAATTAGTGTAAGTTTATTTAAAAAACCACTTGATGATTTTAATGATGATAGTTTTATTTTACTTGCAACGGTAATTGATGGTGCGCTTCAAGATAAAGTTAGACCATCTATTTTTGGAGGTAGTGTTGGATTTAATGATCTAACAGATACTCTTGCTAGAAGAACTTTTGATGAGTCTGGTAATTATTATGTAAAAGCTTTTGATGTTAGTTGTGTAGAATCTTTAAATGATAATCTTGGCAATGGTGGAATTTATAATGAAGGTCAATTTTCTCCCGGTGGAACAACTGTTTCTGATGATCTTGCATTATATAAAATTTCTCCTGGAAAAGCTTATGTTAAAGGATATGAAATCCAAACCACTAATGCTACTTATATTGATGTAAATAAACCAAGAGCAACAAGAACGATTAATGATCAAAATATAATTTATAACACTGGACCAACACTAAAACTTAATAGAGTTTATAGAGCACCAACAATAGGAATTGGAAATACCTATTTTGTAAGTTTGCGTGATCAAAGAGTTGGGAGCAGTTCAGAAACTCTTCCTGGAAATGAAGTTGGAGTTGCAAGAATATATGACTTCAAATTAGAATCTGGATCTTACAGTACTTCTAATGCAGATGAGAATGAGTGGAATCTTGCTTTATACGACGTTCAAACAATTACAGATATTGCGTTAAACCAATCACATACACTACCAATTCCTACATTTGTTAAAGGTAATAATAGTGGAGCTACAGGTTTTTTAAGACATTCAGTTTCTGCAGGAACAGCAATTACTGTATATGAAACAAGTGGAAGTTTTATACCAAATGAAAAATTAACATTTAATGGAATTGCTGATGGTAGAATTGCCATAGCTGTTACTGAACATGGTATTTCTGATGTTAAATCCGTATATGGAACAAATAATGGAACAGTAGGAGTCAACACTTTTAGTGCGGATGTGATTCAATCCACTAAATTTGTTGTTGGAATTGCTACAGTAAGTCCACTTTCTAGTGGAATTAGCACTATTAAGAGTGCAAATGAATCTTTCCCAGGAACTCTTGTGAAAGAAAATGATCTAATTCAATATAGTGATACAACTGCTGGATTAGATGGAGATCCAATTATTGCTAGAGTTACTAATGTAGGAACATCAGATATTTCTGTAGAGGGTGTTGCTGCTGTTACAGGAATTTCTAGTGGATTCTTACCATCATCAACATTGAGTATAACAGATTTAAAAGTTCTTACTACTCAATTAGCAACATCTTCTGACAATTCTCTGTTTACTCCTTTACCCAAAGTAAATGTTTCAAATGTAGATCTTACAGAAGCTTCTTTAGTTATTAGAAAAACTTTTATTGTAAATATTGCAAGTAATGAGTTATCTGCCCAAGTTGAAGCAGATGCAAACGAATCATTCTTACCTTTTGATGAAGAAAGATATCTTTTGATCCGATCAGATGGATCTACAGAAGCATTGAGTGGTGATAAATTTACTATTTCTGCTAATGGAGCCACTTTACAAGTTCGTAGTCTTGGAAGCAATGATACTGGAGCAACTTTAATTGCAACTCTTCGTAAAGTAAAACCAAAGGCAAAAGAAAAAATTAAAAATAGAGTTAATTCTATTGTTGTAAATAAGTCAAAACTTGCTGGTTCTGGAATTGGTGGGACAACTTTAAATAATGGATTGACTTATGGAAATTATCCTTTTGGTGTGAGAGTTGAAGATGAAATAATTTCATTGAATACTCCAGATATTATCGAAATTCAAGGAATTTTCGAATCAGCAGATACTTCTGAGCCATCTTGCCCACAAGTTGTACTACAATCGATTAATACAAATTCTACTACAACATCAGAATTATTGATTGGGGAAAAATTTGTTGGACAAACAAGTGGTGCTGTCTGTATAATCGCAGAAAAATTAAGTGATTCGAGAATTTCCTTTCTTTATAGAAATGAAATTTCTTTAATAGAGGGAGAAACTGTAGAGTTTGAAGAATCAAATTCTAATGCATTAGTATCATCTCTATCCACCCCTAGTTTTAATATTTCTTCCAATTATACATTTAAAACAGGACAAGAAATTACTTTCTATGATCATGGATCAATTAAGAGAAAGAGTGATTCTTTACCTCCATCAAAACAAATTAAAATTTATTTTGCAAGCGCATCATACTCAAATACAGATGATGGAGACATAACAACTGTCAACTCATATAGACAGTTTGACTATGCAAACGAAATTAAGAAAATTAATATCTTTAGAACTTCTGATATTATTGACATCAGACCTAGAGTTTCTAATTATGAAGTGACCGAAAATTCAAGATCTCCACTTGAGTTTTTTGGAAGAGCATTTAATGCATCTGGACAATCTGCAGCAAATCCGTTAGCTTCTGATGAATCTATCCTAAGTAATATTTCGTATTATCAAGGAAGAATTGATAGGGTATTTTTATCAAAAAATGGAAAATTCCAAGTTGTTTATGGAACTCCATCAGATAATCCACAAAGACCAGATCCAATTGATGATGCACTTGAAGTTTGCAGAGTAGAACTTCCAGCATATCTTGCTAATGTAAAGGATGCAAAAATTTCATTCTTGCAGCATAAAAGATTTAGAATGAAAGATATTAAAGAACTTGAAAATAGAATCAAGAGTCTTGAATATTACACAACTCTTTCTCTTCTTGAAAAAGAAACCGCTAATCTTTTTATTACTGATAGTGATGGTTTAAATAGATTTAAGTCTGGATTTTTTGTAGATAACTTTAATGACTTCTTAGTACAAGAAGATACTTTTAAACTCAATAATTCGATTGATAGAAAATATAATGAATTAAGACCAAGACATTATACTAACTCTGTTGATATGATTTTTGGTCCAGTCATAGATATAGATCCAACTGCTGATTTAAATTTCTCTACAGTAGAAGGAACCAATATTAGAAAGCAAAATGATATTGTAACACTTGACTATGCTGAAGTTGAATATATTAAGCAAAGTTTTGGCACAAGAACTGAAAGTGTTACTCCTTTCTTGATTAGTTTTTGGAGTGGAACATTAGAATTGACTCCCGCAAGTGATAGTTGGGTTGACACTGCAAGACTTGAAGCAAAGATTATTGATGTTGAAGGTGATTATGCATCTACCTTTAGTAACATGGCAGAAAATGGAACTATAGATCCCCAAACAGGATTTGGTCCAATATTGTGGAATTCATGGGAAACCAATTGGGTTGGCATTGATGTGGTTGAATCTACCAGACAAAGAGTCATTCAAAATACTCCCAACACTATTATACAGGGAAGTGGAAATGCTATAAGTTGGTCAACTAGAGTTGTTAGTGATAATATTGTTCAAGAAGATCTCCGAACATCAATACAATTTGGCACTAATGATAGAACTGGAACTAGAACTATCGTAACAGAACAATTTGATCGTGAATCAGTAGGTGATAGAGTTGTAAGTAGAGATCTCATTCCATTCATGAGATCTAGAAATATTGAGTTTGTTGCCAAAAAAGTAAAACCACTCACTAGATTATATGCATTTTTTGATGGAGTAGATGTTTCCAAATATTGTGTTCCAAAATTAATTGAAATTACAATGGAATCTGGAGTTTTTGAAATTGGAGAAACTGTAATTGGAAATACTCCAGTGCCTAGTGATACAGGAAGAATTTCAATTTCGAGTCTTCCAGATATTAGATTTAGAGTTGCACAACCCAATCATAAAGAAGGTCCATATGATTCGGCAACAAAAACTTTCCGTCAAAATCCATACAATTCCCAAGATTTGTCTGGTGCATACTCATCAACATCAACTATTTTAAATGTTGATACGTTCTCACTTTCTAATGAGGCACAAGGTCAATATTATGGTTGGATTAGGGAGGGAATGACATTTCGTGGACAAACAAGTGGAGCAATTGCAAAAGTTGCAAATGTAAGACTTATTTCTGATATATCAGCTGCTTTAATTGGTAGTTTCTATATTCCAGATCCAAATAATATAAGTTTCCCCAAATTTGAAACTGGAAGTAAAGTATTTACCTTAACTGATGATATTGATAATAATCAAGATCTGTCTGTTACTCTTGCAGAAGAGGGGTTTGCTTCTACAGGAACTTTAGAAACAGTTCAAGAAAATATTGTTTCTGTTAGAAATGCAAGAGTTGAAAATCAAGAACAGTTCCAAAGTGAGGATACCACTAGAAATCTTGGAACACAAGTTGTTAACAGTACAGTTGTTGGTCAAAGAACAAGAACTCAACAGGTCGGAACTAGATTTTTCTTACCACCACCACCTCCACCACCAAGATGGGGTGGTGGACGAGATCCTCTATCGCAATCATTTATAATCGAAGATACTACAGGAGTATTTTTAACTAGTTGTGACGTTTTCTTTAGATCAAAGGATGATATGGATATTCCAGTTATCATCCAAATTAGAACTATTGTAAATGGAATTCCATCAACTAGAGTTCTTCCATTTTCAGAAGTCGTTTTAGATCCAGAAGATATTCAAACTTCTTCTGATGGATCTGTTGCAACCAATATTCAGTTTAAGGCTCCAGTTTATGTTGAAGGTCTAACTGAGTATGCAGTAACTTTATTATCAAACTCCACTAAGTATAGTGTTTATATCTCAAGGGTTGGTGAAAATGATCTTATAACTGATGCATTTATCTCAAATCAACCATATCTTGGATCACTATTCAAGTCTCAAAATGGAACTACATGGGAACCAAGTCAGTGGGAAGATCTTAAATTTACTCTTTATAGAGCAGATTTCCTTGATAATGGATCTGTGGAATTCTACAGTCCAGAACTTACGAGAGGGAATAATCAAATTGCAAAACTCGTTCCAGATTCAATTATCATGAACTCTAGGCAAATTAGAGTTGGTCTTGGAACCACAGTAGCAGATTCTTATGAGATTGGAAATACTTTCTCACAACAAGGAACAAATGCAACTGGAGACCTTGTAGGAGTAGCCGCATCTGCAGTGGGCAATCTTTCCATCAGCAATGCTGGTCTTGGATATACTCCTGCAGATGGAAGTCAAACCTTCTCCGGAGTAAATCTAATTACCCTTACTGGCAATGGTAGAGGTGCAACAGCAGACATTAGTATTGTGAATGGAAGTATTGTTGCTGGTGGAGCAACAATTGCAAATAATGGAGGGTCTGGATATCAAGTCGGTGACGTTCTTGGTATTTCTACAATCGGAATCGCATCAGTTGGTACTAATGCGAGATTAACCATTGCTGGAATTGGAATTACAAATGAACTTGTATTTAATAATGTTCAAGGAGAATTTGTTGTTGGTGCAGCAAAAACATTAATGTATGTTAACAGTGCAGGAATTACCACAGAACTCAATTCTTCTGGTTCTGTTGGTCTTGGGACTGGTGGAGATGTTCAAATTTCAACAATCAATGTTGATTCTGATGGAACTCATTTTACGGTTAATCACCAAAACCATGGAATGTATTTTGCAGATAATATAGTTGAAATTTCTGGTGTACTTCCAGATATTAGACCAAGTAAGTTAACTGCTGAACTTCTTTCTGGTTCTACTGGAGCAATAGCAGTTGGTTCAGCAACAACATTCTCAACTTTTGAGGGAGTTGGAGTTGGAACCACCAATGTTGGATATCTGCTAATTGATGAAGAAATTATTCAGTATACAAATGTTTCTGGAAACACAATTGGTGGTAATATTGTCAGAGGTACTGATTCAAGAACTTATCCTGTTGGAACTCCAGTATATAAGTATGAAAACTCAGGTATTAATCTTCAAAGAATTAATACATCCCACAACTTAAATAATGTAACACAGACAAATCCATTTACATTTGATTCATATAAAGTTAAAATTGACATGAGTGCAACTACAGGAACTGATAGAAGCACTGATATTGGGCATCCAAAACTTTATATTGGAAGCACAAAGTCAACTGGTGGGAAAAATATAAGAGCTACTCAAAATATGCCATTTGAAGTTATTACTCCACAAGTTCAAAATCTAACGGTTACTGGAACAAATATTACTTCTCAATTGAGAACAACTACCAGTAAGAGTTTTAGTGGCAATGAAATTCCATTTATTGATTCTGGATTTGAGGACATCACGATTAATCAAAAAAATTATTTTGATACTCCAAGGATGATTGCATCTAAAGTAAATGAAGATTTGAAATTGACTGATATTGCTGGCAATAAATCAATGCAAATGAGTCTTGCACTGAACACTACTGATAGTAGATTGAGTCCTGTTATTGACTCTCAAAGAGTAAATGTAATTGTAACTTCCAATAGGGTCAATAACATTATTGAAAATTATGCAACTGATTCTAGAGTCAGTACCATTACCTCAGATCCTACAGCATGTCAATACATATCAAAAGAGATTGTTATTGAAAATTCTGCATCATCAATTAAAGTTATATTATCTGCACACATTGGTGATGATGCTGATATTAGAGCACTTTATTCAGTAAATAATAAAATTGGACTCGATCCAATATTTACTCCATTCCCTGGATATTCAAACTTGAATTCTAGAGGTCAAATAATTTCTCCAGAAAATAATAATGGAGAATCTGATTCCTTCATTACAAAATCAATTGCTCGTTCATTTGATAGTGAAAAACTTGATTTCAGAGAATATACATTTACAGTTGATCAACTTCCTTCATTCAGAACATATAGGATAAAAATCTCACTGTCATCTAGGAGCCAGTCTTTTGTTCCTAGAATTAAAGACCTAAGAGTAATTGCTTTAGCATAATGGATTTTTACGAATTAGAAGGTCATAAGGATCTCGCAAGAGATCCTTCTACAAATGCGGTATTAAATGTGAATACTCTCGAATATCAACAGTATCTTTCTAGACGTGAAGTCAAATCTGAAAAGAATGATAAGATACAAAATATTGAGGATGATTTTGCTAATATGAAGAGTGAATTAAAAGAAATTAAATCTCTACTAAAGGAGTTAATACATGGATCCTGACACCATCGAACTAAGCAACCTATCAAAACAATTTGCATATGCCAAATTGGCATCAGAGATAGATAGTTGCGACAATCGTGATGAATTAAAGAATATTGCAAAGTCTTTTTGCAAATTATATTATAAGCAGCAAGAAACAATGAAACTAATAGGAATAGTAGATGGCAACTAAAAACATTACTTTTGACCCCGATTCAGGAGTTCCTTATGGTTTAAATCTGACCATGTATGGTGGAGCAGATTTTTCTGCAAACTTAAATGTTTTTACTACATCAAATGCTGCTTTTGATTTAACTGGTTATACTGGATCAGCAGCAATATCAAAAAGTGTTGCCGTTGGGGCTACATTGGGAATAACCAGTTCATTAACTGTTGGATTTACTAGTGCATATGATGGTAAGATAAAACTATCATTAAGTGCGGTAAATACAAGAGGAACTGCAGAGGGAAGATATATGTTTGATGTATTAGTAGGTAAGGGAGGAACTACATATCCTCTTGCAAGTGGCAATGTAATGGTAATTAATCCCGTTTCATCAGCACCCTAAATACAGTTAGGAAACTTGTGAATATATGGCACAACCAGCAAGTAGATCAGATTTAATCAATTATTGTAAAAGGCAACTGGGTGCTCCAGTCCTTGAAATTAATATTGCCGATGAGCAAGTAGATGATCTTGTGGATGATGCTCTACAATATTTTCATGAGAGACATTTTGATGGAGTAGTTCAGACATACTTAAAATATAAAATAACTCAAGACGATATTGATAGAGGGAGAGGTAAAGGATCAAGCAATCCAAAAGGAGTTGTTACTACAACTGCAAGTACTGATATTGATGGGGCTAGTGTAACATTTTCATATGAAGAAAATAGTAATTACATTCAAGTTCCACCTTCAATAATTGGTATCAATAAAATTTTTAGATTTGATAATAGTACAATATCAGGTGGGATGTTTAGTCTAAAATATCAGTTATTTTTGAATGATTTATATTTCTTTAATTCAATGGAAATGTTGTCATATGCAATGACAAAAACATATCTTTCTGATATTGATTTTTTATTGAATACTGAAAAACAAATAAGGTTTAATCAGAGACAAGATAGATTATATTTAGATGTTGATTGGCAGAATGTAGAAAAAGACGAATATATTGTACTTGATTGTTGGAGACTTTTAGATCCAAATGATTTTACAAGAGTTTATAATGATTCATTTTTGAAAAAATACTTAACTGCATTAATGAAAAGACAGTGGGGTCAAAATTTAATTAAATTTCAAGGAGTTAAATTACCTGGAGGAATTGAATTAAATGGTCGTCAAATTTACGATGATGCAGAAAAAGATTTAGAAATAATCAGGGAGCAGATGTCTAATACATACGAACTTCCTCCTTTAGATATGATAGGATAAGGATAATGGTATTAAATCCTTTTTTCACTCAAGGCACATCTTCTGAACAAAACCTTGTTCAGGATTTAATTAATGAGCAACTTAGAACTTATGGTGTAGATATTTTTTATCTACCCAGAAAATATATGACAGAAAATACTGTCATAAGAGAAGTTGTTCAATCTAAGTTTGATATGGCTTTGCCTCTTGAGGCATATATTGATAATTATGATCAATATTCTGGTGCTGGAAACTTATTATCAAAATTTGGTATTGAATCTAAGGATGAAGTAAGACTTATTATATCAAGAGAAAGATTTGAAAACTATATAACTCCTTTGATCCAAGATCAATCAAATATAAAGTTATCAACGAGACCCAAGTCTGG